GACCTAGAGCATGGCTCTATCGTCAAGAGTGAAGAACAAGTTGGTGGATGCTATGAATGTAGTGTTCACTAATATCGGCCATGCAGCAGGCATGAAGATGCCGAAGTCAGAACGCAACGATGAGAGTGCTGCATGGGAGTTATTCGTTGCACAACATCTCATGTCCATGGCAACCAAGCGCAAGGACACAGCAGAGAAAGACGCCATAGCTGCGGGCGTCATCATTGACAAGGAGAAAGATCCAAAACCAGAGGGCACACGCGAGATCATCTACAACGGTGATGTCGTGAGCATTGCACTCGAAGTGCGTGCTGCCGGTTCACGTGTCTCAGCGAACCTGATGATGGATTATCTGGCAAGCAAAGGTGTGAGCCAGAAACTGCTGGCTGAAGCATTAGCAGCAGCAACCACGAAGTCGAGGCCAGCACACGTGTTCACCACGATGCTGATTACCAATGACGCTGTGGGCAAGTAGCCGTTGACTTGAACTAAGCATGGACAGCATCATGCCGCGTCAGCGGCACTGGTGCTGTCTGTGTGACTGGAGCGCAACCCATGGCAACGGTGGTTTACTTGGTAGACCGTAGACCGATTATCCCCAAGACCGTATCCGGTAACGATCATGGTCATAGATACTCAGCCACATTCGATCCTAACGCGCCCATTGGTCAGCAGTGGGTCTGGACTATACACTACACACGTGTGTATACATTCTATGGATCGAGTCCTTCACAAGCAGATGCTATCAAGTCAGCGAGAAAGAAGATACATAGGATAACCAATCACATCTTCACGGAGGAAGAAGATGAGTGACACTCCAACTCATCGTGCAACTATCAATCAGATGAGTGTAGACCAACTCGATACGATGCTCGAAGGCATCCGTGCACGCAGATTGGAGCGTGTGCAACGCCTTGAGGCGATTGCCAAAGTCAAGGCAGATGATGTGCGTCTTGTATCATGGATGCAGTTCGAGCGTGCATACGGAATAGCTTCGCGCTACCTGAAGAAGTGCGAAGAGATGGAAGCAAAAGCTGAAGCCTTGATCCACAAGGCGAGACTCAAAGCTATGGCCGCGCAACTAGAAGTGGGAGAAGTAGAGGATGCCGCAGATTAAGGGTCCTGTGCGTGCACGCGATCTACGTGCGAACATCAGTCAGCTTGGTTTCGAGAAGGGAGTGATCGAGACGCTGGAACACCTGTTAGATGAACATGTGTCACTGCGACAGCACATGCGAGAACTCACTGAACTTACAGCAAAGTGCATTGACGAAGTGGAGAAGATGGTTCACATTGGCGGCGCGATCCAGACGAATATCGATCAGATCAAACGCGAACGCCAAGGTGAAGACAATGGGGAACAAGGCTAACTTCAGGCTAGCTACGGAGCAGGACGAAAACTTAGAGACATACGATCACACGAAGCTCAGTGCGATCAACACGTGTCCGACCTGGGGCATACTCAGGTATACCATGCACAAGCGCATGGAAGGTGCAGGTCGTGCACTTGCACTCGAAGCTGGTGGAGCGATGCATGAGTGCTTCAGCTTCATTCGCCTCATCTCACTCATGCAGCAACATGATGGTGAGGGCAGCTTCCAAGACAAGATGTGGTATTACCATGGCACTAGATTGTTTGGTTCTTCCCGACTAGAACACATCGATCACCAAATCCAAGAAGCACCTGACATTGTCGAAGTAGCCAAGCGTGGCAGCATTGCTGTGCTGGACACGAGTGGCTTCTACGACGATCCACGCGACAAGCGGCGAACCCTATCCAACATGGAAGAGTGCATCTATGCTTACATCAATCGGTGGCGTTGGGACCACAAGGTGTGGATGCGTGACGAGACGAACCCGACATCTGACATAGGCGTTGAGATACCATTCGATCTGGTAGTGGAGATTACAGGCGACAGTAATCTGAAGTTCAGACTGACTGGCAGGATCGACGGCATCCACTGGAACAGCCGTGGCGATCTATGCATCCACGACAACAAGACAGCGTCCAGGCTCAACGAAGCATGGTCGCAGTCGTTTCTTCTGAGTCATCAGGTTACTGGGTATTGTGCTGCTGCAAGTGTATTCACACAACATGCAGTCAATCATGCAGAAGTATTAGGTCTTGCCATACCACTCCCACGCACGTATGATTTTGGAGGATACATACGTGAGGCCGTCAGTCGCCACTCCTGGCATTTCAGTCGGTGGATAGACTGGCTCGCACATACGATCCAACTGGCGCGACAGTATAAGGACAATCCGTATGATGCCCCGAAGTATACGCACTCCTGCAATCGCTACTTCCGACCATGTTCATTCATCCCGTTCTGTGATGCCGATCCGGCAGAACAGCAGCGCATTGTCGATGAAATGGTCTATGACGAATGGAGTCCATTAGCGAAGACCGTTCTGGACGGTATCGGCAACGAGTAACTCTAACATTCACGAGGCTGGTCATGGACGAGATTGAGTTTAAGCGTGCATACAACAACTTGCGTGTCCTGATCGATCACATCCCAGACGAAGGCGATACCAAGATACACGTGCGCAATGCCATGCTCACAATTGCAGCAATGCTGGATGGACTGCATCAGCGCATTGATGAGATCGCAGCAACACCGGATGATGATGATGAATGAAGACACATCACCATTGATGGCTGGGGGTATACCGATATCCATACCTTCGGTGGGCGATATGATGCTCAACATGCTGATATGGGGGGACAGTGGAAGTGGCAAGACCACGCTCGCCGCGACGGCTCCTGGAACAAAGCTTTTTGTTATGCTCGATCCTGGTGGTGATCTTAGTCTGGCTGATCGCTCTGACGTGGCTGTTCTCAACCTGACTGCTGAGACACCAACACGCATGATGACACAGTTCCGCATGGCTGATCCTTACGACCTTGGCAAGATCCTAACGGCACGACCAGACTATGAAACGGTCGTGCTCGATAGCGTCACTGCCCTGGCATATATAGCATTACAAGAGGCGGTCACTCGGGCGGGCGGGCGATCGTCGTTGGAGCAACCAGGGATGCATGGCTACACGTATCGGAATGCATCGCTGCTACGCATGACTGTGGCCATGATGCGACTGTGCGCGTTGCACAGGCGTCATCTCATCCTCATCACTCACGAGGGCAATGCAGATCGCAACGAGGAAGGTGTAGTCCTGAGCGTCACCATGGCACTGAGCGATGGTGTAGCCAACCAAGTAGGACTGCGGTTCAATGAGGTCTGGCACATGGTAGACAACGGCAAGGATCGTGTCATCGCACTACGACCATGCCGACTGCGTAAGCCGATGAAGACGAGACTGTTCAATGCAGACAAGCCCGAGTTCATCTGGCACTACGATCCGAATACCCAGGTCGGTGAAGGCATAGCCGACTGGTATCATGCGTGGCAGGCCAATGGTGGTCGCAAGCTGGCACTGCCTGCGCGTGCTGTATCAACCACTAGCAGAGGAGGCAAAAAATAGGCCGCATGTCAAGGACACACGGCCTAAGTTAAAACATGCAATAGCCGGTCAACGAGAGCGCGACTTCCCGTTGACCTGTAGTATGGTCACAACATAGCTGGAAGGCAATACCGAATGAGTGGAACGATCCTTACGTTCTCGGAAGACATCACCAATGCCGAAGCGCCACCGCCGCTACCTGTCGGGCCATATCCCGCAGAGATCATCGGTGCGCAGCGGCGCACATCGCCCACAACGGGCAAGGACTACGCGCAGATCATGCTGCGCATCAACTCTGAGAGCTACCCAGCCGACTACACGGACGGCGATCCTGATGGCACAGTCATCAGCTACAACCGGCTCCAGATGGAGGACAACGCCGCCAACAGGCATCGGTGGCGTGTGTTCTTGGAGAAGTGCGGTGGTCCATTAGGCCGCAGCATCGACCTGAATACGTTGGTCGGCCTGAACTGCATGGTCGATATCACGCATCAGGAATACGAGGGCGAACAGCGTCCACAAGTTGCTCGTATCCTCGCACCGTGACGAAGTGTGGCCATGCGTGTTGCAGCGCATGGCCACATGCCTTATACTCTACATGCCAACCAAAGGAGACTACATGGCAACCGCACCACAAATGATCCAGCCCGGCCAACAGCCTACGCAGCAGCCTGCGAAGGCCAAGCGCAAGCGTTCACCGAGCGTGGCAAAGCCTGCGTTCTTCATCATCCAGATCATGGATGAGAACGGCAACCCGATGCCATTCGACAAGAAGCGTGTGAAGCTGCTCAAGGTTGAGCGCAGTGCAGACGCAGTGTTGGAGATGGTCGAGGGTGGCGAGCATCAACATGCATTCTATCTGCGAGGCATCGTGCCTGTCGCACGCACCAATGCTCCGCGCAGTCCACAGACCAATCCGCCTACCCCGATCTGACTAGGAACCGTGTCACTCGGAGCAGTGGCACGGTTTCCCTACCACCACATTTCAGTGGACAAGAAAAGCCATGACCGACACTGACCTGAACGCGATGTTCAACGTCCCTGCACCTGTTGTGTGGGACGACAAACAAGAAGAAGCAATCTCTGCATGTTGCGATGTATCACGACGCATCGTAGCAGTGACAGGCAAAGCTGGCACAGGCAAGACAGTCATCATGCGTGAGGTTGCGAAGCGACTGAAGGCAGCAGGCTACATTGTGCAATCTAGTGCACCGACTGGTAAGGCAGCGAAGCGCGTGCGCGAGGCTACCGGACTGGATGCCATGACCAACCATCGCATGTTGGGTTATGGTATGCCACGTGAGATCGAGGTCGAGGACGAGAAGACGGGCGACAAGGTAACGGTCGAGGTATCAACTGGTCCTAGATTTACTCGGGCCAAGCCATTTCACTACGACACGATCCTGTGCGACGAATATGCGATGGTCAATCAGGAGATACACCGCAACCTGATCGATGCACTGAAGGCAGGTGCACGCATCTGCATGTTTGGTGACGTGAACCAGTTGAAGCCTATCGAAGAGGATCGCAGGCTAGACGACAAGCCAAGCGCATTCATGGTATCTCTGGAGAAGTTCGGTGGGATCACACTCGACACAATACACCGGCACGATGCTGGCTCGGGCATTGCGAGAAATGGTGCGCTCATCTTGCAGGGAAAGATGCCTCGTGGAAGTGACGACTTTGTCCTCAGACAAACAGATCAGCCTGTTCGTGCAGTGCAAGAGTTCGTCGAGGTGTCGCTTACATCAGGGCACAATTACGGAGATACCGAGCACCAGATCGTCACGTGCATGAACAAGTCATGGATCGGCACACAGAAACTGAACCTAGTGATCCAGTCCATGTTCTGGGATCGGGCCAGACCATACCTTGAACTGCCACGCTATCGCATCGGCAGTGAAGCGCAGCCACCGATCCGTGTGCAGGTGGGCAGCAAGGTAGTCTACACCGCGAACACATACGACCTGGGCGACGGCACCACGTATGCGTTCAATGGTGAAGTCGGCATCGTCATCAACATCTCATTTGAGGAAGGTAGTGTAGAGATCGACTTCGGTGATCGCACAGTGATCGTGCCACCGTTGATCGTTGCCGTCTATCCAGACGGTCGTGCTGTGGAACAGGA